AGTTCAAGCTTGCGTGTAGCAAGAGCAGCGTTACCGTACTCGTTTAGAGTAACTGGAACTGAAGTGGTGTTACCGAAACCGATAGCATCAGGATCAACAGTCTCAGACAGTGTAGCGGTTGCCTTGCTAAGGTCACTGTACAACTGGAATACGACAGATGAACCTGGCATAGCCTGCTGTACTGGACGCTTGTCAGCAACGTCGCGGATCAATGGGACAGCACGAAGTGCAAATTCGACATAACGGTCATACGCGGCCTGTACAAGTGATGTACCAAGCGAGCTGCCCGAAGTGTCGGTGTAAGTATTAGATGAACCGTAAGGTGTGTTTGCCATCTAAGTTACTCCTTTTCAATAAGGTGGATGAATGTGGCTAGCGGAAACGATTGGTTGAATGACCCATAATTTGTGCCAATTCTTCCTTAGTCGCAGCTGACGCAATCTTGTTAAACAAATCTGCATCACGACCCGGAGTCGAAGCACTATTAGTGGCCGATTCGATACGCTGAATAGCCGCATCGTTCTCAGTAGTTTCCGCTACTTCAGACTGTGCCTGAGCAAAACCGAACACATCAGAGTATTCGTCAAGCCAAGCGGCAATCTGTTCGGGTGCATCAAGATCGCTAGGAATAAACGCAGCAATCTTAGGGTTCACACCCTTAGTCTCCAAAACGTCTTTGACAGAACGCTGGCGGAGGTTTGACTTAACAGAATCCAACTGCTCCTGTAGAGCATTTCGTTCCTTCTCAGCCTTTTTCAAAGCCCTACGAAGGTTTGCTGGACCGTTATCAACAACCTCGTCATCGAAGTCATCATCGTCGTATTGGTTGGCCATTACGCCACTCCCTTTCCTTTATTGTTTGAGCGTGAACCAAGATGACAAGAAGGGGAGCTTGTTATCCGCTTTCACTACCGGGCTTCTAATACACAAACACGGGCCGGTGGGTCTGTTTGGAGTGGACGGTGTGGGAGTCGAACCCACGTACTGAACTGGTCCACATGTGGCTTTCAGTTCAGGCTTACCAATTACCGCCCTAGCAGGCTAGAACAATCCTGCTGTGTCACCTTTCAGTGACTTAGATTCAACATTGGAACGACCCGTAAAACGAGCCTCTTCCTCTGCCACTAACTTTTGACGTTTGCGTTGTGCCGAAGCCAAACCGCCAAACACTTCTTCTTCAGCCGTAGCCTGACTGTACTGATCGCCAGAGATTTGCGCTAGAGCAGTCAATCCTGGGGTCATAGAGGCAATCTGAGCCATTCCCTGCTCTGCACCTACTCCAGTACCTAAACCACCTGCATACGCCTCATACTGGCTTACAGGGCTTTGAGTGAGGCCTTGACGGGCAGCAGCAGCACCATACTCCACAGCCTTAGCCTGCTTCTGTACCAAAGGTGCAGCCTTCTCAGGGTCAAGAATGTGGGCAATCATCATGCCAGCATCCAAACCATACATGTTCTGGAGTGCATCACGGTAGTACGGATCAGTGTTATCTACAGCTTTAGCGGCAGCATCTACACGTTGCTTCAGTTCGGTTGCTGAAACATCGCCAGAAATTAGACGCTCAAAATCAGACTGGTCATCGTAAAAACCTTTAGGCAAACCTGCATCACGCAAAATAGCACGATAAGTAGATTCGGTAGCCAAGTATTCTTTAGGAGACAGTACGGGCATACCAGCCTTAACACGGGCATCGTTAGCAGCAAAGCGTTGCTTAAACTCTGGAGTATCCTGCAACAACAACATGATTGTGTCAGACTTGTAGCCCTGTGTGTAAAATTCCACAATACGTGGGGCCAGTGAACCAAGACCAAAGTTTTCAAACGTTTTAGTCAAATTAGCAATAGCATCTTGCGAAGCATCAACAGCCATTAGCTCACCAATCCAAAGCTAGAAAGAATTTCACGTGCGCCAGAATCTAAAGCATCGCGTGCGTTCTTAGTGGAAGCCCAACGAGGATCCTTACGCAAACCAGTCTCAAACTGCCAGATAGGCTGCAACGCAGGCTTACTGTCAGCATCCAAATTAGTTAACGCCTTGTTGATAGTAGGATCAGTCAAACTAATAGTTGCCGGTGGCACTTCCAAAATCTGTGACATGCTGTTGATGTATGGTGAAGCGACCTGTGCAACCGTCATACCTTTATCAATCTGGTCAGCAAACGCAGCATACTTAGACTTGGCCACATCGTTAATTTGACGCTTCCAATCATCCGCAGTGCTCTCGTTTTGGGCAATGTTACGGGCAGCTTCCGTGTACCAGCCGTCATCATACGAAACGCCCATGTTGGCACTATGGGCTTTCAAAACATCAACAGTGTCCATAGCCTGACCACCGGTAAGTTCACCAGCACCAGCGATACGTTCAATGACCTTGTTGGAATTGAAGGCATTGCCATAAATGTAGGCATCCCTAGCAATAGCCTTAGCCTGCTCGTCACTAAGTTCAAAACCAAGAGTGTTAGCCTGAGTCTGAATTTCATCGGCAGTATCAGCAATTTTTTTGCTAAACACACCAGGAGCAGTTTTTGCCTGCGCCATGCGCTGAGTAACAGCAACACCATTATTCCTGTACCAAGTAGTCTTGGCAAGAATGTTGGCAGCCTTGGCGTAACCAGCCTCATTAGATGCAAGCTTTAGTCGATCAATCTCTGCAATGGCTTCCGCAAGCGTGAAACCTTCTTTAGGATCTGTCGTGTCAAGTGACAGAATGGATTCAGTCAAACCATAGTTTTTTTGCAAGTAATTTTCTACGGCTGTGTAGCCTTGACGTTTAGCCATTTAACTATCCACCAATCTGATTTGCAAGGAAACCCATAGCACCACGAAAAATGTCATCAACCTTAACCGCACGGGCCTCAGTAGTGTTTTCCAACTGTTGAGCAGCAAACCCTGCCACATCAACACCACCAGAAGTAGTAGTGGAAGATGTGGATGTACTGACAGGTGAACTGGTCTTAGTTGTTCTAGTGCCAGCCTTATTGCTTTCGGAAGTATCCGTACTTGTTGTAGTGCCAGAAGCGGTACGAGTATTCTTTTCAGGATTAGCTTTAGAAAACGCGTTGAGCGAGGTAAGGAACGTGTTCAACTCTTGCTGTGACGGTGCACGACCTAAAGCAGATTCAAACGCAGAAGTAGCAACATTACGCACTTGGTTCAATGAATAGACATTTACGTTTGAAGAAGTAGAGCTAGAACGCTCGTTAGTTGTAGAACCAACCCTGCCGTTACCACCATTGCCGGCAAGTTGTGCCTGAATTAAAGCAATCTGTGCCGCTAAATCCTCAGGCGTAGGAGCAGTGTCGCTACCACCAATGCTACCAAAAGGCATTACTTACCTACTTTCGTGTAAACCTTGTCATAGACAGGATCATTGACAAAATAACGATCATAAATGTCAGCAAAACCAATATCGTCTTTTTTCAAACCAGCAATGTAATTGTCGTAAACTAAACGAATAGCAAGATTACTTGGACTGTCAATGTTTTTAACTTCTTGCTTGGACAAAAGTTGTGCAATCTGGTCACGTCCGTCAAGAAACAATTTGATAGATTTCCAAGTTGGATCATTGCCATGATCGGCCATAAATTTTTTATTGTTTAAAGCAAGATCAAAAGTTTTGACAACATTTTGGTATTTGTTTCTATCAGTGCTGTTGTAATCGTCATACCAGTCATTGTTTTCTTGACCAAGCTGCGCAATGTAATTATTTTTAACCATTTTGTATGCTTCAGCACCAGACTGCTGGTAAGAAGTAAACCCTGCATCTGAAAGCATGGTGTCAAGTTTAGAAATAGCACTGCGATACTTAATCCAACCAAGATTAATTTTAGTGTCCTTGACAGACTCTTGTGGACTTTGACGGCCACGAAAAGTTAAGTCACTACCAGGTGAAACAGTATTCTCCTGCTGCCACATGTAGGCTGCCTGTGAAAACTCGTATGAACCCCTGCCAGTAGAAGTAATCAAACCAATCAACTTAGGGTTAACTGCGCTCACTTCAGCAACAAGGTCACTGTACTTTTTAGCGTTGGTAACATCATCGATAGAAGCACCAATGCCAGTATTGTTCTTAGACAAAGACATAGTGAAATCAAAAAAGTCATCGCCATAAGCTTCCCAAAACTTTGTTGGAGCTTCCTGCTGGTACTTCTCTTGGAACTGGCGATACTGATCAATGTAATACTTGTAAGGCGAATTGAACGTTGGAGCAAACGGCAACACAAGGTTAGCCACAGTACGCATGCTGTAATAGGCATCAGTAAGGCTCTTCACTTCCTTATCTGAAAGTGGCTTCAAGCCCTGTTCCCGACGCTTGTGTTGTTCAGTCTGCCAAATCAACGCAAACGTATTAGCATACTGAGGATCATTCTGACCACCCTTGCGAGTCTTCAAACGCTTAACCCAAGACGGCAACATGGCATCAAGGGCACTACGACTAGGACCAAAAGGAATGGCCCAACGCAAAGACTCTTCATAAGAAGGCTGATTCTTCACAATTTCCGAAACGGGAATAGTCACATACGGACCAACAGGAAGTTCCGTACTGCCCTGGAAAATAACATCCAGCGAACGCTTCTGCACACTCATCTGGTCAAGCGAAGACAAACCCTTACCAATAATCGGCAGACGCTTCAACGCTTCAGGAATCTCAATACGAATGTAGTCATCCATAGTTGCATCTTCTGGAGCAACAGGATTACCCTCTGCATCGTAAGCGTTACCAGCACGGTTAGGTGCAGTAAACACCAGATTGGCACGGTTAACCAGTTCTGGATTTTCGTAAGCCAATCTAGCCCAAGTTTTAACCGAATTCTCAAACGCCGAAAAGAACGGTGAAAGAAGTTTCATGTATGACGCAAGATTAGTTTTACGATCAATAGTGAACAACAACTGCTTAGTTCCACGCATAGCGTCCTGATGTGCAGCCTTCATGGCCAACTGCATTTCCGAGGTAGAAACCATGTCATCGGCAAGTGTTGAAACAGGACGGCCATTTAAGGCAGTAAAGTCATTAATGCGCTGTTCTAAAGACTGACGGTACAGTTTGTCATAGACAGGGTGACGTGCCCACGCATCTTCAGGCATAGAACCCAAAAGCTTAAAAGCGTTACGAACAAAATTCTTACCAGTCTTGACACCAAGAAGGTCCAAGTTTTCTTCAATAATGTGACCGTGAATAGTGGGCAAAGTTGAAGGATCGGTAAAGTTATCACGCAGCATTTGAGGAGTAATCTCTTCACGGGCAGCAAGCTTTGCTTGCAAGCCAGCATCTGGTAAATAATTATCCAACATGTTCTTGGCGGTCAATACGTATTCTTTAGAATCTTCAACATCAAGATCTAGACGGCTACGCAAAGCACGACCCTCGGCAGTGTTGCGAAGCCACACAATAACTTCGTAAGGATTCTCACCATTAGCAAGTTTGCGTGAAACTAAAGAGTTACCAAAATGACGATTAAGAGTCGCAGACCATTCAGTCCAATAATGTGGAGCAGAAGGTTCAATAGCACCAAATCCAGTATTGACCATTTTGCCTGAAAGGAACTTGCCCTGCGTGTCAACAAACGACAAGTACGAATTTTCGGAACTAGCATTGTTCCAGTGCATGTCACCTAGCGGGCCACCGTAAGCTTCATCAAGCGTGTACTTAGTTCCATCAAGGCCAGTAAACTCGTATGTGCCTGAAGACATGCGACGCTTACCTTGTTCAAGGCGAGCCATAGCTTCGCTAGTCTTATCATACATTGCCTGCTTTTCGGCAAGGAGTTGCTCAAACAAATCACGGTCAGCAAGACGGCTAGGGTCATCGTATTGACCTTCATCAACGCCAGGAGTGTTTTTGTATGTTGTACGATCCATAGCAATCTGGCGGTCAATGTCAACAATACGTTTTTCAGTAATTGCAATTTGTTGACCGATAGTGTCAAGTTGTGTTTTGTAGCCACCGTAAGACATAGTTTTGCTCAACGGATTCAACTTATCAACAGTACGACGTGCGGCAGTACCAGTGTTGTACACAAGATGTGCCAGACCGGCAGGTATGTGGCGCATAGAAGTCAAGGAACCAAGATCAGCAGCAATACGCAACTGTGCCTCAAGGCTGTTACGGGTTGTGTAGCCTAGTCGAAGAAGTGCACCAACTTTAAACATGGACTGCATAGCGTCTAGAACAGTGACAGTTTTAATACTGCCGTCAAGGACACGACCCATAACGCGCTTAGTTACATCGTCAGACTTTAACAAGTTGTGACGGCGCAGTACAGAATTTACTAAATCAAAGTCCATAACAGGAAGCGAGTTGGCGGTCTGTGATTCATAAAATGGTACTTTGGTGACGGTTCCATCAAGGTCAACAGTATATCCGCGTTCCTTCATGGTGGTCAAAGCCGTAGCGCGACCACGTGTGTAAACTTTGTAAATTTCATCGGCTTCTTCAACACTTAAACCATGCTTCAGCGCAAGTTGTTGAAGAATTTGACGTTCAATTTTGTACACAGCTTTAGCGCGTAATTCGGGAGTAGAAGCACCAAGATACGAATCCATAAGTTCGCGTGACTGATCAAACAATTCACCCTTGCGACCAGTTTTAATATCTGAAACTGAACCAGCAATTTTCATGCCACGTTGCACAATGGCAGAAATTTCACGTGAAGACTCAGCATCATTCAAGTCAACAATACCGGCAGGACGTTCACCAGCAGGCCATGACACAACTTGATACATGCGGTGAAACGGAGTAGGCTGGAAAATGGCGGTACGGCTCAACGATGTAGATTTTAAATCATAGTATTTTGCGCTACGGCCTTCAGCAACAAACTTCTCAACAGACTGAAAAGGACTAGAGCCAACAGTACGAGTTAACATACCACCAGGAGTAGCAGCAACTTCTTCTAAAGCCCAAAGCTTGTTAAAGACTTCATTGTTGGCTTCAAGAGCAGCTTTCTCTGAACCAATCTCTGCATGAATAGCGTCATCTTCCCACACAAACTTTGGTGTACCGTCAGGAAGAACTTCACCTTTTAAAGCCCACTCACCAGCAGCATCAACTTCGCCAAGTGACTTGCCAATAGGGTTTGCTAAATCTGCACGACCAACAGCACGAATCTCGGCAAGAGCGTTAGGATCACCAAGACCTGCACGAATAACCATGCCGACATCTTTATCGGTAGTGGCATCACCAAGAGCATGGGCAAGAGTTGCACGTGCAGGAGAGTTCTTCAACATTGGATGGTTGTAGGCGTACAGCCAGTCATTGTTTTTAAAATCTTCAATGGCTTTACTGAACCTGTTTACTTGCAAACCATCTTCAGCAACGGAAACATCCTGAATGGCGGTAGCAATTTTTTCGGCACGTTTAACGCCAGACAAGCCACCTGTAACCATTTCGGAACCACGTGCAGCTTTGGCTAGTTTTCCGCCAGCAATGGAAACATCGCCGCCAATTTGAATAGCGGCATCGGCAAAGCCAGACCAAAACTTTTGAGAACCATGATTAAAATAGTTTTCAACAGACTTTGGATCATTCCAGTCAACTTCTTTTTCAACAGCTTGCTGACCTGGCAGTAAACTGGCCAAACCACCAACATAGGCTTGACCAAAAGAAGTAGTTTGTGCCTGCTTGTAGGATTCAGCCCAAGCAGAACCATCAAAATAGTTTTTGCGCTGAGCAATCATTAAAGCGTTAGTAGTCAAAGGTTCGCGAATGTATTCACGATTAACCATGTCTAGCTTCTCAAGCGCAGGCTTAACAACAGGAAGTTCCGCAACATCGCCAAGAGGCTTAACTACACGGCCAAGAAAATCTGCACCAGCAGTAGTGAACGTGTTACGTACACCATTGTATGCTTCGTCATCATTGCCAAAAGATTGCATTAAATCCCACGCAAAACGTGGACCGGCAGCAACAGCCCAACCAGTATCCTTGGCAAGCTGACCTAAACGACCCCAAATACTAGGCTCTGGTGGAACATCTGTTTCGTCAATTCCACTAGCGTTACGATCAATCACAGCATGTCTCGCAACTGTCGAATAACATTACGAGTTTCAGGAGACGTGTTAGGACGTGCAGCAACCTGCATTAGTACAGGCATGTAGGCTGCAAGTGAAGTTTTGAAATTGTTATCGGCAGTAACATCCTGTGCACCCAAACCAAGACTAGCCATACCGGGACCCATACCTGCATCAACACCAGAAGTGACAGGTTCGTTAGGGTTAGTTGTAGGCGCACCAAGTGGCACAATAGGCATAGGTGCAGCAGCAGTCATGTTACCGCCAGCAACCTGAGGCGCAGGAGCAGGAGAAGAAGATGCCGCCATAGGCGCAGCCATTTGTGTAGCCATCATCTCATTCCCCTGCCCGTACGGTAAACCAGAAATGTATCTAGCTGGCTGCTTATCTGCTGGACCACCATCGGTACGTTGGGCTAAAGACCCTGGGCCTGAAACTGGTGCGGGGTTAGTGGGACGTTGGTATCCACCTTTTCCTGCCATGTTTTCACCTGCCTGTATTTAATAATCCGAATGGTAATCTTTGCAGTCGCAGACGCTAGGTCTGGACGATTTTATTTAATTAGAACTTTTGTGACTTGCCGACAGTGCCAGAACCGCCAACACCACCAGGTGCATAGCCGAACTGAATCTCTGACTTGCCAGGCTTACGAACACCAGAAGGTGTACCTGACTTCTTAGTTGGTTGCATGTAAGCCTTGCCAGCAGAACCCTGCGTGGCTGGCTTATTCTTTGATCCGAAAGCCATAACTTTCTCCTTTATCCTGCTGGACTTGTTCTTGCAACGGACGCTGCGAGAGTTGGATTTCCTCGTGAGTTTAACCCCGCGAGAAGCATTTGAACATCTGGCTTAGCACCAGGAGCCATAGGAGCTGGTCCAGCACCCATAGGCATAGAAGGTTCACCCGGCATACCGCCACCCTGAGCAGCCATCATGGCCTCTTCAGGACTACCCGGTGCAGGAGCAACAGGTTCAGGTGGAGCAAACGCTTCAGTAACAATGTCTTCAAGAGTACGGCCCTTAGCACGACCCTCAATAATGGCAGCAAGCTTCGTAAGAACCTCACCAGGATCCCCACCCTGCTGTGCCAATGTAGGAATAGCCTGTGCGTAACCTGCAACTGCCGAGATTAGCGCATCGCGCATCTTCTCAATTTCAATCTTTTGCTCTTCAAGCGTCACATTAACTTCCCAAGGCATCTGCCTACGTAGGAAGTCACGGCTAATCAACTGGTCACCACGTGCCTGCAAACCAAACACAAGAGCCTGATTAGGGTTTAGACCAGCCATCAGACCATAAGTTACGTCAACAATGTGTTCGCCATCAATGTCTTTCTTAGGCGTGTACGTAATTTCGTAAGGTGAACCAGCATCCACACCACGAACAGTCTTCTCAACATTGCCAAACATGGCTTCATCAACTAAGAAGCACAGTTCCATAACGTCACGGAAAGCACCAGCCAACACATTCTGTGCCGTCTTAACTTGTGTATCAAAGCCACCCATAAGGGCTTCAACACCACGACCAGTAACAATCGAACCAGACTGCTGACCCAAACGACCTTCAGGGTAACGTGCACCCACACGAAGTTCCTGATCAAGCGCAGCAGACTCTTGGAACAAGCCCGGTGGAACATCAAGATTTACACGACGAATCTTTTCAGGCTGTGCTGAACGGATCGTAGAATCGGGACCAATCTCCAGTACATTCACGTCAGCCGGTAGGGCAAACGGAGCCTGTACAGACTTTTGTGCAGCCTCAAGGCTCAACGTGGCAAAACGACTACGTGCAACCTGAACCCACAAAACATCATCAAACTGGCCACGCATAGTTTCATGCGAATCAATACCAGGACGGACAGCACAAACAACCATAATTTTACCGATAGGGTTCTTAGAATGTGCTAAAACAAAGTCTTTACGCTCAGGCAGAAACAGTACCGTTTGGTCTTTGTCGTGGTAGCGAATCAAATCAAGCTGTGCGTTTTGCCCACCCTGACGATACTTACCACGAATGACAGACTCATGCTCAGGGAACTCCATGCACAAATCTTCAATAGTCTTCAAATAACGCTTAGTGTAAGACTGCAAACGACCAAAACGGTCAAACTCAGGATACGAACTGAAAGGATCATCAACACGAATAATCGGTGTTTTCTTTTCGTAGTCAATCTCAACAACAAACGGAACCATACCGTACGTGATGTAACGGTCAGCACCAGTAAACATGTTAGTTTGCAAACGAGACTGGTCACGATAACCAGCAACAATCATCGTGCGTTTATCGGCACGTTGACGTGCACGATCAGAAACAGCATTAGTGGCATTACAGTTGAACGCCGGAAGCGGTGCAATAACTTCAGCAACATCGCGAGCAGCAATGTCAATAAAGTTAGCAACCATAGGCTTAGGATAATCTTCAGGGAACAAGCCAGGAAAAACCTTGTTAATGTTACCGCGACGAACCTCGCGCACATCAGTCCAACGCTGGTCACGTTCCGTAGAATCGCGTCGCAAATAGCGTACACGAGTCGAGATTTCCTCAACTGTTCTTGCCATTAGTAGCCTCCTGCGACCATTCTTTGCCTTCTAGCAAACTCTTCCAAATCAACAACTTGACGCTTAGCCAAATCGTGCGGTGTAGCAAACGGATTCTTAACCCACGTTTCACCAAAACGCCCAGTCGTATTTACATAATCCCTGATCTGTGTTTCCACAAACCACAAAGCCATAGGGCCATCCTGCTTATTCTTCGTACCAGGAGACCACGTAACCAACTGCTCAATTAGAGCCTTAACGCCCTCATTGTCAGTACGGGGCAACTCCAGCAAGCTAGTGCCCTTAATGTGCTTACCGTGCTGGTCAGTCTGCCCAAACAAAGGACCCATAGAAGCCACACCATACTCAAGGTCCATCTTGTTAGAACCCGTGTAATGGCTAATCAGCCTCACACCACGCGAAGCAAGAAAAGAGTTAATCTCTTCATCCTGCGTTAGGAACAACTGAAAGGCGTTCTTTTCAATAACCCAAGCCTGAGGCTTGTACTTATCAGTCCACGTCTTAATCAGTTCACGAATACGTGCAGGTGTTGGGGCCGGCATACGGGACGCATCCAGCATGTAACGTTTTTTCGTCGCGCGATCAGCCGACACCACAACACCAAACGTGTCACCCGACATAGCAGGGTCCAAACCGCAAACGGTGTAGAACCCATCAATGTTGTCGGGATGACCGGCAGCACCAGGAAGAAGAGGACCACAGGCCCTCATGCCATTCACCGAACCCCTCACGGCTTCAGGTGAAAACACAGCTTCAGACTCAACATCTTGCTGCTGATAAACCATAGCCCACGTTTTAGGGTCAAGCACTCCACGACGCTTACGTAGATTAGTGCCATCCCAACGCGGGAACAAACCATCCTTGTCAGGCTCAATAGGATCATTCGCCCAAGGGCGGTCTGACCTAGGCCACAACGTAACCCACTTCTTAGGGTCATCATCAAAATCTAAAACAGCAGGCATAGCCAGATAAGTCCAAGGAGACCCACCATCAGGATACCTGTCAGGGTTACGAATCTCACGATACAAGTCAACGGGGTCCACGCGCGTCCCCACGATAAGAATTTTACCCGTCGGTCCGACACGTGTCAGGACTTCCTGTTGGATCCAGCGTATTTGCTTTTCGTATTCGCCAGCGTTGGATAGGGTGATTGTATCGTCAAGAATAATAAGGTCTGCACGTGCACCGTAGATTTGGCCACCGATACCCAAAGCTTGCAGGGTTGGGTCTTTTTCACCAGAGTCGCGTTCCAGATAAATGGAGTCGGAGGTCCATTTGTCGGCGGTGGCCTTGAATCCGTCAGCGGGAGCGTAGCGACGCTGAAGTTCCATGTAGCTTGGTGACGTTAATCGTTGCTTGACGGCATAAAGGAACTCTTTGGCCATTTCGCGCGTTTTGGACACAACCTTGATACGAATGTTTGGATCGGTACAAATGCGGTACGTAATGTAGTCAATACTGACCGTCATGCTTTTAGCATGCTCTGGCGGCATGTTAACCAACACATACTGGGGAATACCGGCCTCATACGTCATAGACGGATGTACCCAGCTCGGCGTACGGTTCTCAATCAAATCAATAACATTCAACTGATGATCGAACGTTTCCGAGTTCAGAAACTCGCGGCGAAAATCCGCAAACCCGATACCCTTATCCTCATCAGCAATGTGCCCCTTACGGGCCTGCACAGCACGAAGCAACTTGACCTTACGGTCAAAATCAGGATCAGACTTCAAATAATAATAATACGTCTTCTCAGACTTATTCACACCAGCACAAGCATCCGCCACCGAAAACCCGTCCTGAAGAAGCTCCAGGAGACGAACCTTCGCATCATCAGCCGACATCGTACCCACAGTACGGTGCTGAGAATTCCTCTTCGGTGCAGCCATCATAAATCCCTTCGGCTCGACCCCAAGGAGAAGCCGACATTAGTAGTAGCCTTGGGAAGAAACCTTAGTAGTGCCCTAGGCACAAAAACAGCCCCAAAAAACCTAACTGTCCCCACCAGTAAACCAACCAGTTCGTTCCGCCGAAGGCTCCACGAACCGCAGTGCAAACGCAGGTTCGGGCACTTCTGTAGTACGAAGTACCCTCACTACTATTAAGGGGGGATATTGGGTAGTTCATCCCGCACTTTACCAAAAATTTACCATGTGATCTACGTCACATTACCAAAAACCCTTTAAATACAACAGTTATGCCCCAGCTACTTTAGAAAAAATACTACAGCAGATAGTAAATACACTATACAGCTGCCACTTAAAACCCCCGGGTCGTTCGTTCTGTCCACAGCTTTTCCACAGCCTGTGCATAAGTTATCCACAACATTTCCACACGTTATCCACATCTCCAGCACCCCCCAAACACGACCCGGCAAGGCAAGGCATGCCACTATCGGGCAGGCACACCGTGCAACTACCGGCAAACAATCAGACAGTGGGCAGACAATCACCGCCTGACAATCAGGCAGGGGGTAGGGGGCAGGTTAGGGGACGGGGGGGGGCAGTGCTACCGGCTACCGGCGGGGTGCAATTGGAAGGTGCCATTTTGGGGGGTGAAAATTATTTTCCGGAAATGCTTGACAGGGGCTAAAGGTATATGTTCTACTTAGTTATCGGGCAACACCGCCCGCCAAATAGATAGGGATGACGAAGATGGATAACGAAGAATTCGTAAGCGGTTTAAGCGTTGCGGAGCTTAAGATCTTGCGCAAGGTGCAGGCACGTCAGGATGCGATTGATGCATCCAACGCCAAGCAGGCAGCAATTAATGCGGCGCTAGGTAAGGGCAATTTTGACAAGGTGACGGGCGTACTTGATGCCCTATTTTGGACGCTTAACACCTTGTCTGATTATTGGGGCGATGACGTGCAGGCGATGTTCGATAGGTTCATCGAAACGCACGGCAATGATGCATGGGGCATCCCTAGCATCGAAGAGGCGGCGGCGCAGGTCGGCGCATTTTGGATGTTTATCCGCGAGGCAGAGTCTGCTTAGTTGTCGGGTATTCGGGTACGGTTCACGCCGTGCCCGTTTATCTGTCCACTAGGGGACAGTGTGCCGGTACTGGCAATAAAGATAGGGGTTAGTTATGTGTAAGCGATGCGAGGCAGATATTCCGGGCAGGTTTTCAGACATGTCTGCCGGTGATTTTGTGCAGGCACGGCAAGATGTTGCTGCCGTGTTGCGGGTGCAGAATTGGGGCGAAAATTTGGACGCTGCGGGGCGGGGCATGCTTGCCGATGCGTATATCGAATTCTTGCAAGATAGCGATGAATGTCCGGGCGGCGTTAGCGCCGGTGAATGGTTGACGGTGACACGGAACCAATACGGCGGCAATTTGTCGCTATTTGTGGAAACGCAGCGCTGCGCTTAGTTATTGGATGTTCCTTTACGGCTACGCCGTAGGGGTTCACCTGACCGCTAGGACAGGATTACAGATAGGGAAATGATTGTGAAAGCGACAGAATTAGACAGGGTAATAAAGAATTTTGACCCCGCTTTAAAGATATGGCAGCGCCTAGCGCTTGCAAGTGTCTATGTGGAATGGGTTCACCGTGTAGGCGTGGAAAATTACAGTGTGGATGAATTCTTGCGCGATGACCAATATGGCACGCTAACGCAGCGGGCAAATTGGGAAATGGAAAACAATCACGAATTCTGCACCCCTGGCGCATGTTTGGCGTGTGGCGCGTATCGGGCGCAGGTGACCGCATAATGGTTAGTTTTCCAACCTATGCTGTCGCTATTTTGTGGGCGTGTGCCGTGCCTGTCGTGTTCGCTGTCGTGTCAGACAAATTGGGCATGTGTAAAGCTTTACGCCTGGCGATTTTGCGGGGGTTGTGGATGCTGCCGTTAGTGCTGTCGCTACTTACACTTACGTGTGGCGTGTTGCTACTTATCACCCCATAGTGTCCCCGTGTCGCTTGTCGTGTTGATTGTTGACACGGCAGGCGGCGCAGGGTTACTATTACCCTATGCCTGCACCGGTAGGCACTTGACTAGATAGGAAACTAATCAATATGAGAACATGCCGCGAAATTGTGACCGAAAACATGGAAGATATCGAAACGTTGGAAATTATTAACGATGCTGTAATCGTTTACGGTAATTCTTACCCCGTAACCGTTGATGAGGTCACGGAAGGATTGACCGAACACCTAGACGAGGGGCGCATTGACAAGTCAGAATATGACCGCGCTGTCTGTCTTATGCAGGATTCCCCTGAGCTTTTAGCCGATGACGGGCGCGACGTTTTCGAGATGTATTTGGAAGATGTTTTAGACATCGAAACGCACGGCAAGCGCAGCGGCGAAGATTGGGACGTTACTAGCGTAAAAGTATGGTTAACGTTAGGCGGCCCTAACGTGTGGCTAGTGTCTGACCTGTCTGGCGATGATGTTAAGGTGCATGCTGCATGGGGTACGGATAGCGCCGAAATGTGGGCAACGTGCCCCGGTATTGTGCACTACTTGCAGGCACTAACCGACTACTAGCCCGCTAGTGTGCGTTAGTCATGCACCCGCCCCGTGTGGGTGTGTGGCTATCGTGCCCTAAGCGTTAGGACACGTCACGGCTACGCCGTGCAGATAGATAGGAAACTATTGTGAATATGGAAAGCTACCTAGCACTATTGACCCGCTATGAATGTGTGACGGCGGGATGCCGTGCCGGTAATTGGAAATTGCCAGAATCGAATTATGTCTATGTTTGTGACGGTCACGCAGTAAAGGTAGGTGCTTAGTCATGTCTGCAACAATTACCCGTGCCGTACCTAGTGGCGCATGGATCATTAGCGACATGATAAGCGGTTACCTGGTCACCCGTACTTATTACGGTCACACTAAGCGGGATGCGCTGCGCCTATTCCGTGCAGAATTCTATGACACGTGCGACACGTGCGGGCGTGACGATAGCGAACACGGCTACATCAAGCACCGCAAAGCTTGCGCCAATCTCGCCACTATATCGGCCTAGCCCTATTGTCGGGTAGTCATGCATTAGTTGACGCTAATGCGTGGCTATCTGGCAATAGTTGTCAGGTTGATTAGATAGGAATAATCGAAAATGAATGAGATCATATTGCCCGCTCACGTGTTGCGGGATGCCCTAGCGGGGGCGTTAGTTGCTGTTGCTGCCGATAAGAATTTGCCGGCGTTTAATTGTGTCAAAATTACGGCCATGCAAGGGTCAGGCATTGACATAGTGGGCACGAATCGCTATCTGCTAGTGGCGGGCACTGTCAGGCCCACTAATGACGTTAATGCGTGGCATAGTTTTGATGCACTAATCGACATGGATGACGTGAAAGCTTTCATTACTGCGCTTAAAGATGCGCTAAAACTAAATAAGAATTTGGGCGTGAAATTGACCGGTAACGGCTACGAGATAGCCCTACACGGCATCCCTGACGTGACCCTTACCGCCCGTAACCTTAACGGGCAATATGATTTCCCACGATATGAAAGACTATGGCCTGACACGTTTGGTTATGTCGAGAACATCGGCATTAACCCTGCACTATTCGCCAAATTGGACAAGATCCCACGTGTTAAAGATACGCCCGTAAAGCTGCAATTTGTGGGCGAGAATAGGGCCATCAAGGTGCACGTGGATCATGACACTATTGCCTGGCAGGTTATCGCCATGCCGGTACGCATCGACAAATAGCCCCCTATTGCCAGATAGTCATGCACTAGCCCACGCTAGTGTGTGGCTACCTAGTAATAGTTATTAGGGCACGGCTACGCCGTGCAGCACGATAGGACAAACAAATAATGAACATTGGCATTTGTAGCAAATGCGACTTGATGAATTGGGTTAAAGCATTAGACACTACCGTGTCATTATGCGTCAGGTGTAGCCAGGTCAGACAACAAAATCTATCGGCCTAGTGTCGGATAGTCATGCATCGGTGACAGCTTGCCGGTGTGTGGCTACCTGATCCTAACGGGTGACGGAATAACTAAACATCGCACAGCTCACGCTGCCGTGTGGCAATACGTGTGGCAGGTCACGACACGCCAGTGCTGCTAGTTTCGCTAACGTGTTGCAGAATGTCAGTGTGTGGTGCTAGGTTAAATGATGTGCCAGATTGGCACAATGAACACACAATGAAAGATAGGAATGATGACAATGGCTAAATACAAAGTTACATTTACGCATAAACAGACTTACGAATTGTATGTTGAAGCTGAAGATTTCAATAGTGCCGTAAAGATTGGCACACACACTAAGGTAGATGACTACGACATGGCCACTCAGGTAGTCAAAGAATACGATTGCAGCATTGTGGAACCAATTACAGAAGAGGACAACATCTGATGACCGGTGAAGAAGTAGAAGAAGCTTTATCGCTAGATAAAATGCTAGACATAGTAATGGTGTCGCTAGGCATGGTTATGCCAGACACAATTTTGTGCCCTAAGCATGAAGGTGCATACGATTGCACACCATTTTGCCCACTATGTTTCGGCGAGCAGGAAATGGAAGTAGCACAATGGTTGCGCATGAACCCCGCCTAAAAGCCGGTGAAGAAGTATCGCCACTATTGGGACAGCTTGACAAATTCGGTGGATCATTTTGGGAAAACGCATCGTGCCGTACCGTAGGCGATCCTGACGCATGGTTTATTGACTACACGACAGGTGAAGAGGATGAACTATGGCGGCTAAACAATGCGCTACGTATCTGTGACGATTGCCCTATCAAAGACAAATGCCTAGAAGTAGGTTTGACCGATACTGAAATCAAATGGGGCGTGTGGGGTGGCCTGCTACCTGGTGAGCGCATGTTGATGAAAACGCCAATGAACCGGCTAGGTCCGTTTGGCCGGCAGGCAGTAAAAAACGCTATGAGTCTGCGTGACAAGATAGAAATACTGAAAGATAAAGCCAACAAGGGTAAAGGATCAAGGAAATGAAAACATTGTGGAATAAGTATCAGCTATGGCAGGCACGTAAACGTGGCAAAGCTGCCGCTATCCGTGATTGGAATAACCGCCTACATTTGGGTGCTATTGCCCAGGTTGATGGTGCAACACCGGAATCTGATGCGCTCATGCGTGACTACATCCTAGACGGCATTTCGTGGCTAGATGAAAAGGATCGTGGTGTGCTATGAGTTTCCAGCATCCTGATCCGCCGCTGTGTGGCGATTGTTTACGTGATTTACGGTGGTCTGAACGGCTACACCAGTGGATGTGTGGGTGTGGGCGATGATTACTGACGATGATTTGAACGCTACGTGCCGTAGGCACATTACTGGCGGCAGGGCCGCTTCCATAAATTGTTATGAATGTCTAGTAGAGAATAGGGATGATGATGAATAAGATGCAAGTCGATGCCGAATGGCTAGAGCAGGTTACTGTGAATGTGTCCGAGGTTACTGCTGCCGTGCGTGAGATCGCTGACCAGGCACGTGCCATGAGGACACTGCTGGATGATGCAAAGCTGCGTGAGCTTGCCGTGCGTGGCGTTCACCGTAGGTGGAAAACGTCACTTGGTGTGTGTTGCAGTGAATGTCGGGACTTGGGTGGCAACCTAGTATCGTGGCCGTGTGACACGATTGTGGCGTTAGGTTGGGAGTCAGAATGACGTACTTTCAAGCCGTAGCCGGCGAATTACAGGAGATCATCGACAATGTGCGCAAGCTGCACTATGACATGTCTGCTGATTGTAACTGCCGTGACTGTACGCCTACGTGTGGCGAATGTAATGATTCGTACCCGTGTGACACTATTGAAGTGCTGAATGGCAGGATGCCATGAGTAACCCGGAATTAGAGAAGATGGTTGCCGAAGCAGCAGCTAACGGATTCTATGACGTTGCCAGTAACGATTTAGTGGCCGAATGGTGGGAAAACACTGCTACACTAGAACGTGACGATGACCACGATAGCCGTCGTGACGATTACTTAGAAGAGGATTTAGGATGACCAAGCTAACCGAAGAGCAGACAGAAGCACTATTAGAGATTGAAACATTTTGGCGTACACAGATAGCGGCACAGATCATGGCGCAAGCACCGGCAGAATCAGACCTGCCAGCAACCCGTGCAACGTTCCAGCAGTGCGCAAACATAGCGTTAGGTGCAAAGCATGAGTCCGATGAGTAGTGCCCGGTACGATCCAATCTGGGACGAATGGGTAACATACTGCGGTAGTTGCCTAAAGACGATACATGGAGCAACAATGGACGTGCTCAACCTGAAACTGCAATACCACACTGCTATTCAAGGATGCGAAAAGTATGCTGCAAATACGTCCGACTGAAATCAAAGCTATTGCAGACCTGCTCATGCAGGAACACGATGACGTTGATGCGTTAGCCCGCCTAGTGATCGAAACCATTGACGGTATCCGTGCTAAGCGTGAAACGTACGTACTGGTGGCAGTGCATCCAACCCTTCAAGTAGTCAAAGCTATTGGCCCTTATGCCACTAAAGCGCAAGCTTTGAAAGACCATCCAAAAAGAATTTCACAGTACGATTCAAAGAGCAGAGCCTACCTGGCAAACCTTCACGATCCTTCTGTGGTACTGTTGGATTAGCGTCTCCTATCCGCTATCCTGCAACACGAAAGACCCCTGCTGACTCCTATCCGGCGGGGGTCTTTTGTTGTCTTACAATGCAACATAACCAAGCAGAATGTAGCACTGAGATGCAACAATGTAACATTTAGCGCGGTTTTGTTACATTTTAATGCAAACAATATAACAAAACCCCACCAGTAGGACAAACACTGGCAGGGTTTTGCTTTTTGACTGTACCAGCTTCCCCTCTGGATACAGAAAACTATTTAGTTATGTTCTGATGTTATCGCACGTGCCTGTGAATTGCTTACGACACGCCGAGTACCAATCCAAGGATTTTCGCCACCTAAAAACCGAACCATACGCTTCATTGCTGCCGTTACCCTGCGGTGCACGGTAGTGTCAGACAAACCCAAAATGGTGGCCATTTGGCTAAACGTGTAATCCTGCGCATAGCGCATTTCAAGCATTAGTTGATCCTGTGGTTCTAGCTGTTCCATAGCCCGGCGCACATCAACAATGCTGGCAGCAAAATTGTTACCGGTAGCAGGATCACCACCACCACCAGACACACGTGCCTGCATGCCACCGGTCTGATTGTTGACCTCATCAAGGTTGGCAATCAGCTCTTCCAGGATGCCCTGATTGTAAAAGTATTCATCACGGGTCTCATAGCCTGACGCTTTCGCTTTAGCGTGACGGCAATACTTGTCTGCTTCACGCTGCATCGACTTGGCCAACTGGCGGATACCAGCTTTACGATCCTTCGCTTCAACGTCCGGGCCTAGCCATTCTTCAATCTTGTTTGGACGCTTCAAAGCCCACAACAATAGTTCTTGACGTAAATCTTGCGGTTCAAAATACACTGCGTATCGTGGATGAATCTGCTTTGCCACTGTCGCAGCAATCTCTGTTACTTCTTGTAGTGTGTCATCGTTCACTCTTCGTCATCGTCCTCAAGGTCTTCGTCATCTTCATCATCATCAGTTATGTACGAAAAAACGTCACTCCAGTCATCATGTTGGGCATGATAGTCAATTTGTGCTTTGAAAAATTTGGATTCTACGTTGACTACTGAGCGTCCCGCCCACCATTCAATCCAATACACAAGGTTGAGCGCATTGCGCCAAAAACCATACTTCAACATTACTTGCCCCACAGTTTTCCGACAGCCATAAATGTGCCATCTTTTTGGATAGGAATAATTTCGGGACGTGTCTGCTTACCGTCAGTCCACAACAAACCAAACCCTTGCTGCCAGTTAGAAATGCCAGCTTTCAGGTAGTGTGCTTTACGTGCATCCATCAAGTTGCCCACTTCCATACCCCACAAGGTCCGTGTATTCATGCCAGATACACCTTCACTGTGATGCACTAGCCCCATACGGTGCGTATGACCACACACAATGCTCTTACCGGTCTTCTTGGCAAGGTTCAGGGCAGTAGTGCCACCATTTTGGCTAATGTTGCCCTCGTCACCGTGCATTAGGAGCCATCCAGGGGCAAGCTCGTACGGTTTACGGTGGTAGGTGATACCTAACTGGTCAAAACGCAGAAAGGCCTCCAGATCAAGTTCTGGAAGCCCTAACAAGCCTGGTGCTCGCATCATAACGGTGTTGAACAGTCGATCAGTGTGGTTGGATCGGATAACGTGCTTGATTTGGAGCTGCTGGAGCACTGCTACAGTGGTGTCTCGGTCACGACTGATACTGCGTTCGTATTCTAGTGGTGTGCCTTGTGCCCAGCGTGAGATGGTTTGCATGTCCATTTCGTCACCGACAGATACCACATTGTCTGGCTTTACTGCCTTGATGAAGGCGGCTACGTTATCTACTGCCCGCTGGTCGTGAAATGGTGCTTGCAGGTCTGAGATGCAGACGGTTAGTTTCATAGCCGGTCTTCCCACTCTTGCTGTTCTTTTTCCTGCAAAGCTTTCATCTTCTTGCTCCACCGATAGTGTTGCACTTCGCCATGAATATTATCAATAATGGAATAAAGACTGCCAAAAGCAATAATTGCTAACAAAAATGTATTCACTTCTTCTCCTTCGGAAGTTCAGGCCAAACACCATCAAGCACCATCAGTGCAATCAAGCCATAATTAGCCAAGTCAATAAACGAATCACGCAGAGATTCATGTTCAGGTGTTGCACCAGTATCAATCAAATTATTGATACGGGAAACCTTATCAAAGATACGTACACGCAAACCGTTCAATGCCCCACCGGGAGCATTAGCAATGTTGAGTGGACCGTAATCCTTCTGCTTACGGAACAGTAGGCTACGTGATTCTTCCACATACCTGTCCAGCATCCTTGCAAACATAATCAAGTCATGATCTGGCGAAACGGCAGCCTTCTTCATCGGCACAGCTTTTTTTACTGGTCGATGCTCGGGATACGGACCACCACAGTCAGGCTCTCGCGACTTATCGACTCCACCTTCAAACCAAGGTTTTCTAGGGTGGCTATTAAGTTCTTCCAATCCTCGTTCGTCACTCACTGTCTTCCTCGCTATCTTCTCCAACAAATTCAAATCTGTCGGTGTCTGCTTCGTACATGTAATTGTATGTTACCTTGTTTGTGTTGCTGTGTGCAATCGTAAAAGCTATCCAGTCGATCACTGTCATTGCTTTTGGTACATCCCTGCCGTCCATCGGACCGCCATAAAAGGTGATTGGCTTAACCATTTTGCTCACCGTCTAACGCTTTGATTGTTGGGCATGGATATTTGCCATGACACGGACAGTCACATTCGACACAATTCATCCACTCTTGACAACCCCAGCACATATCCTCTGAACAGTGAGCGCAACATCCATATTCGTCGACGTTATGTAACTCACGCACAGCTTGAAGTTGCAACCTAAACTTCTTGTTCTCATCCATCACCATGCGTAGGTGTGTAGCACGAGCATTGTCAACAAGTTCCTCTTTGTTATTCATCTTCAAACTCCACAAAACATCCACAACCACCAATGTCAAACTCGTCAAACAAGTCACCTTGGATAGCAGTGCTTTCCCGGAACGTCTTCAAGCTAATAAAAGCCTGCTGGCCATTAGTTTGCTTACGCAAAATAGACACGTCACGATCAAGAAAATCACGCATCTTTTGTTCTTGACGTTCCCATTCGGCATACCGTTCAGGCATAAGTTCCAACAGTTTTTTGAACTGGCCTTGACCGGCACGGACACACCCACCACCACAGTTATTGTGTGGAAAACCAAGCTCATACAAACGTGGCGGCTTCAATCCTTCAGACTCTGCCCAAGCAATCATGTCCTTCTTGTCAAGATAAGGCGGCTCGGTCAGTGGTGCTTCAGCTTTGTATGGCAGATAGTTTCGTACAATGCTGGGGATGCGGTGCGTTTCCATCCAGTCAATGCCAACATAAACAATGGTGTCTTCAGGGTCACAGTTTTCTTCCAACCATTTCCTTGCTGGCTTCTGCTTCAATTCGTGAGAACAGTTAGCCAAACGGCTATTGCCCAAGAATCGCTTGTCCCGAAACACTTCCCAGATGTCTTTACCAGTATTGATGTAAACATACTGCCCGCCAACATTGGCTACAGCATCGTCTATGAACCTGTACGTGTCTGGATCTTCACCAACATGAGGTGACGGATTGTTTCCTTTCACGTCAGTAAACACCAGATACAAGTCATCTGTACCGTGCTGTTCAGCTACCCGCTTTGCGGCAGCCCATGAACCAATACCGCCGCTAAACATAACTACATGCTTCACTGTAACTCCCCTGGCTTTACTACAAAATAGGACTTTGTTCCGCACATGCAACAAATGGTCCATTCGTTTTCATCGTCAGACTCTAGAACCCAATCATGCAAACTTTCACAGTCGCTCATCCCATTGCCCTTTCCTTCAACCAGTCAGGACCATCCTCAAAAAACACTTGATTCACATCCTTATTGCCGGGCAACGAAATCACCACAGCTTTATCAAGATCTTCCTTGATACGCTTCGCCAACTCCATACCCGGATTACTACCATTCTCTTTCAAATCGTTATCGGCAAAAATTACTATCCGATCAAAGCCCTCAAACATTTTAGGAAAATGCTGCTTCCACTGGCTAACGCCAGCAATACCGACAGCAGGAACACCCACCAGTTCAGACATGACCAACGTATCCAGTTCGCCCTCACAAATAGCAATCACAGGTGAAGCCACATGCAAATCGACCACATTAAACATGCCAACCTTCTGCCCAGTCGGCCACAAATACTTAGGGCTACCACCGTCAACCTTCCTAAACTTAATACCAACAACACCAGCGGGAGTGCGGTAAGGAATAGACAAACAGCCAACAGCGTGTTCATGTCCCGGCGCAGGGTCACTAACTGTACCGAGGAGGAACGTAGCGGCGGCCTCCTTTGTTATTCCTCGCCCTTGCAGGTAAGAGGCCGTTTGATGATCCACCCCCTGATGATACTTGTTTGCGGTTTCCGTTAGTAATAATCTCTGCTCTTGCGACAGCATCCCTAAATCCTAATCCTTCTTTATGTTGTACCACTGCATAAACATCACCATCGAACTGGCATACGAAACAATGGTAGCGTTGCTTATCTACGTTCACTGTTGCACTGGCTTGCGTATCGTCGTGCAAAATGCACCGTATTGAAATGTAGCCGTGCTTGTTGGGTATTTGTGCACCGTACTCTTCAAGTACAAGTGTCAGGTCGGGTTTGTCTTCGGTAGTCATCATAACCTCGCCCCAATCCACTCAATCACATTGACAGTCACAGCGTTACCCATCTGCTTGTAGCGGTGACTGTCAGCTTGGTCTTCAGTCCAGCCGTCAGGGAAACCTTGCAACCGTTCACACTCTGTCGGTGTCAACCGGCGCACGACTGCTTCAGTAGCAACACCGTGTGCACCAGCCCTGTCTAATGTAAACATTGGGTCTGTTTCCATTCCGTATCCTTTTCCTTGTGGGCCGTTGTGGTCTTGCCTACCAATCACAGTGGACTGTATTGGAAATACTGGCACTTCTGTTACCTCTCCTGCTGTAAACAAAACCTGATCATTTGCTGTAGCGATAGTTAAGCTAATGTCCTCACTAAGCAGAGGACCCTTACCGCCACCGTCTTTACCTTCGCGACCTCGCATGAGGACAGGTGTTTCAATAATTAACACTGTGGCACGTGATTCACCAGTGTTGTCAAAAATGTTTAATGTAGGACTCACTGGCTGGTGCGCCCAAACTTCTGGTGGAAGATTGCCTTCAGCATCCCTAGCCCCCGACCTTACTGTTTTGATAAACCACATTACGCAACGCCTGATCCAACTGAGACGGAAGTGTCTTGCCACGCCTCTCGGCTCTGCGAATAATCCCTTGCACTGCCTTCGCACTCAGAGAGTATTTGACGGAAGGGTTCTGTTCCAACACTTGCGACAATGAACACTCGTCTGCGTCGCTGCGCGACTCCGAAGAACTGCGAATTAAGAACACGCCATTCGATGTTGCTATACCCTGCGTCGGCCAGTTCAGTGAGGAGTTGTCCGAAATCGCGTCCTTGGTTGCTTGATAGAAGTCCTGGCACATTTTCCAAGAGGATAGTTTTTGCTTTGACACTTTGCGCGAAAGCAAGTGCGTCAAAGAATAGTCCAGATCGTTTGCCAGCCAAGCCAGCTCTTTTTCCTGCAACACTAAGGTCTTGGCAGGGGAATCCTCCGACAACAAGGTCAACTGTTCCTGTGAGTTCATTTTCGTTTGCCCAATCTATTGCTGTTTGTACGTCATCATGCTTTGGCACATTCGGCCAGTGTCGCTCAAGGATTGCCCGAGCGTTCTTGTCAATCTCAACTTGTCCGACACAGGTGTGTCCTGCTTTTTCTAAACCTAAATCAAATCCGCCAACACCGGCGAATAGGGAAACAAATCTAGCCATCTTTTTCTTGTCCAATCCACTGCTCTAGGGTTTGTACCACCCATGCCTGGTCAATACTTGCCTGCCTACGCTTCACAATCACATACGCTGGCGGTGTGTCTTTCAGGCCACGTGCCTTCTGATAGTTGGCTGCTTCGGTAGTGGCTTCACGCCAATACTGTGGCAGGTCTAGCTTTGCTGTTGCTTTAAGTTCTAGTACGTAGGGCTGTCCGGCAACAAACATCACTATGTCACCTTCATCATCTTTGCCTGCTTTGGCTAGACGTTCTGATAGGAATCCTTGGTCACGAATCCACTTCAGGACTGAAGTCTCAAAAAGTGAGCCGCGCTGTCTAGCTCTTTTCTGTGGACTGGTCATGTTATGTTTCTCCAAAATTCTGCAACCCGAACAGACTGCCTATCGTTGTACAAAGTCATACGAGAAGCATCAGCATGCAACGTTGTGTAATCTGCACCACTCGCCGAGTTCTTAGCAAACCTGTTCTTTACACAAGCAACCCGATACTCGGACGTTTCATGATCCAAAGCTACCGTCAGAATCATTTCAGGCAACTGACTAATCTTGCCCTGAATACTCTTACGACTTGGTGGTAGTTCCGGTCTACCTTCACCCTCAGAAGTGTGGTGCAACAGGAACACTGCTGCTTCTGTCTCACGGGCAACATGGTGCATGGCCTTGGCAATGTCACGCATACCCGTCCACTCGTTGTCGTGTAACGCAGCAATGTTTAGCAAGTTGTCGATAATGAGTAGGTGTGGGTATTCACCGAACGCTTCACCATACGCCTGCACCGACAACTGAATGTCATCCAAAGTGGGTGATGGGTCGAAGCTGAACTGTAAATGTTTCAATGTTGCCAGTTCATCCTGGTAAAAGTCGTAGCCGTTACCTGACGTGAAAGCTTCCTCAACCGTATTCACGGTAGAACCAGTCACTACAGCAGCAGCACGAATAGCAGTAGTGTAAGCGTCCGTATCTGCACTAATGTACAAGGTGGGTACTCCTGCACGAACCGCATAATACAAAGCCAGCAAAGACTTACCTGAGTTTGGTTGACCAGCAATCATTGTTACTTGACCTCTACGAAACCTCACACCATTGTTGGCAAGGTTAGGGAAAAGGTCAGGAAGTAACGCTGCCCCACTCTTTTGTTTGTTCGCCGCTTGTGCGATAGTTAGCATCCGTTTGTCCTTTCCGGCGTTGATGTAAAACAATCTGTTGCACCCGACTAGGTGTCACCCCAAGAAGATGGCTGAGATCCTCATACGTAAAACCCCAGCCATCTTTCAACTTGAGAACAATGTCGAACGCAGCAGGATGAACAATCGTCCCTTTGCGTACAGTCACAACGACCTACTTAATCCACTGCGGGTCGCACTTGTCAGTAGCACCCTTAGGCTGTGGACACATCCAAGCCTTCCAAGTCTTACCCGAACCCGGTGCAGCCTGAACAAAGGTACGTGTACCGTGTGCACATGGTGGTGCAACACTGTGGTTACCTTGCTCTGGCACTGCTACTGGTGCAGGTGCATACGTTGGTGCTGGTGCACTGATGACTGTACCGCCAACAGCGGCAACTACTACATCTACCGGATTGCTGGTTGCAGGTGGGGCAGTCTGCACAGTAACGGCAGTACCGATGGTAGTACCGAGGAGTAGTTCTTCTAGTGCAGACACAAATTCGTTAGAGCTATTCTCTACAACATCCTTGATGTTGCTGTTCAATTCGGCAGCAGTATCGCCACGAACTGTGAAAATTGTTCCAAGCTTTGTCTTCACATTAACGACATAGTTCTTCTCTGACATGTTACTTTCCTTCTTCTGTTGTTGTTTGTTGTGCTATTGCGTAAAGCGGATCAACCATTGGTGCAAACTCGCCATTGTTAGCATGACAATAGTCTGACACCGAGCATGACTTACACATCATGCCAAGGTTGGGTAGAAAAATTTTGTTCTGTACAGAGAACTCAAACTGGCGAAACAGTTCCGTAAACAATGCTGGTGTCCACAGGTCAAACCCTTCAGCAGGCTGAAACTCTGCGGCACGAGCATTGTAATAAAACCCTGCGGCTGGCTTGATACCAAACTGTTGTTCAAAACTAGAAGCATACAAACCTAGCTGCATAGCATTGCTTGGCATGTTGGCCCCGGTCTTCCAGTCCACAATGACCAGTTCGCCATCAGGAGTGACAGCAATCAGATCAACATAAGCCTTGATGAGGACTTCACCGTAGGGAATGTTTAGTTCCAGTTCGATGGCTGGTATTCCTTCGGGTGTTATCCAAGGCTGCCAGCCTGACTGCTTCCACAGTTCAACAAACTTGGCGAGCATCTCTGGACCTTTCTTAGCCCACCAGTCACCGTTCTCTTTGTCTGGCCATTCTTTAGACTTGCGTCCACCGGCTTTCCAGTCGATAGCGTTAGTGCCATGTCGTGTCTCTTCGGACCCGATGCACTCGTTGAAACATTCAAGCCATAGTTGTTCAATCGTTGTTGACATTTAGTTCCACTTCCCCTTTTAGAATTTTTTCTACTGCAAGGTGAAAGGCTGACCCTCCGACAAAGTACCATGCACCTTCGCTCGGTACTCGTAGTTCCCGTTCAAGCTGCCATGCTTTACCGCACTTGACCCAGGAGGTGAATGATGAAAAGGACCTGTGTCCTGTTGTTGGTGTTGTAAGTAATCCCATAGGAGTGAATGTACACACAGTGAGCACACAGTGCAAGTTGAATGGTTTCCTTGGCGTGTCGGATCTCAATTTGACAAGCCTTGAAAGCTGAAATTACAATGCGAACATAGTGAGCGAAACAGTAAAACAGTAACAGTTAGTACTAGCACATCGGAGATGTGCCTGTATAACAAAAAACAGGCCACCCGAAGGTGGCTAGTATATGGTACTGTTGATTTAGAGTGAGTTTCCTAGGAATAGCTTTCTCTGCCCGGACTCACACCTCTGTTGCCCTATGGGTATTCATGTGTGAGTTCTTTTTTGTACCCCCGTAAAACGCGCTGTAAGCCCCTAGGAACGACGAAAAGACCCCACCCTAGTACAAGTACCAGAGCAGGGTCAAAACGTCCCAGAGGGGCTGTGTGGGCTTCTAAAGGCTACTCACTGACACCGTAAGCAGAATCATTAGGGTTTAATGCACGAATAATAACTGGCACAAAAGCCACCCACACGGCATGACCCAGACGGGAAACATCAGCATTAGTTACAGGAACACCAGAGATAGCAATCTCGGCAATCAAACAAGCCAACAAGGCACGACCATACGTGCCCAAAGCAGCAACAATTTTAGGGTTCATTACTTATTTCCTAACTTGTGAAAGATCTTACGCAACGGATTCTTGCCAGTGTAAGCCAACAAGAATTTGGGGTTCTTCGAACCACCAGGAGTCCAATAACCCTTGTCTTGAATTTCAAAGTGCAGATGTGGACCGCCACTGTTACCTTCAACACCAACATCAGCAATGTGCTGGCCAAGCTTCACTTTGTCACCCTTACGCACATAAGACTTTTCCACATGTGCATAAATTGTGTACCACTTGCCATGCTTGATGACTGGCGAGAACTTGCCAAAGCTAGAACCCCAAATACCGACACCGACAACTACTCCATTGGCGGCGGCAAAGACCGGATCGCCAACAGGTGCACCAATGTCCACACCCTGATGCCAACCTGAAGTCCACTGACTCCCAGTTGTTCCATAAGGACAGGTTACCCGACGGGTTTTTTTT